CCGGACGGTCTGGGAGTTCCGCCAACTCCCGCGGGACAATCACTGGTTTGACAATGTTGTCAACCTCCTGGCGGGGGCCTCATATCGCGGTTGCGACACCCCCGCCAACGTCACTCCAAAGCCTTTTGTCCGAAAGCGCAAGAGGAAAAATAAGGTCTCCTACTTATGACCAAGACACGGAAGCGGACACGAAAGTCCTCAAAGAAGGCCCCCACAAAAGTGGACCGCAAAACTCCACGGATCACGGTGACGGTGATTCCTCCCGCTTGCCTCCGTTGTGGATCCACGGAGCGGACCGGGAAAGTCCGGGTAACGCGGAGGGAACTCCGTGGGGTCCTGCCCAATGGGCAGGAATATAGCCATGTTGAGAACTGGAGAGCGGTTTGCAAGGCTTGCGGGCAGAGAATTTCATACAATGAGTATGTAAATCGGGTTGAGGGGGACGCATAACGTCCCCTACGGTCCCCACTTTTCCACGTTGCCGCGTCATACTTTCGCAATGGCAACCGCGGAAGAGATTCAAACAACTCTGGACAGTCTGGAAGCAATCCTTGGGAGCGGTACGCTTTCGGGGATGGTTGACGGAATCAACGTCACCTTTGCGGATGAGAAGAGCCTCCGCTCCCGGATCAATTACTTCCGGGGGAAGTTGCAGACAGCCAACTCCGCCGCGAGCAAGCGGCCCCGCGCCTCCACGTTTGACCTGGGGGGAGTGTAATGCTCAACCGCCTCCGCTCCGCCTTTGGCTATGCCGCCGCGGAAACCACCAATAAGAGGAAAGCCCCCAACGGGCGGACGAAGCATGAGGACCACGTCCTCACAGGAGCCAAGAGACGGAAGCTCACAGGGGGGACCCGCGAGTTGGTCCGGAACTTCTCTCTGGTAAGTTGGGCCATTCGCGCACATCTGGACTACGTCTCCAGCTTTACCTTCCAGATGAGATCAGACAATGAGGAGCTCAACAACCAGGTTGAGCAACTCATGAAGACCCATAGCCGCCCTGCCAATTGTGATGCGGCTGGAAGACACCCTCTACCCAAGATGATCCGCCTCTTTGAGGCTCGCCGGACAATTGACGGAGACGTCTTTGGCCTCAAGCTCTCAGACGGACGGATCCAGGCAATTGAGGGGGACCGGATTGCGGATCCCGTTGGACAACCCCTGGACAATTGGGTCAACGGGGTGAAGATCAACAACCGCGGGAGAGCGGTTGCCTATGGGCTGAATAATAGGACCCGCGGAGGCTCTCTGGAGTGGAGCCGGAGCATTCGCGCAGGCAATGTGATCCAACATGGATTCTTTGAGAGGTTTGACCAGGTCCGGGGGATTAGTCCTCTGGCTTCTGCAATCAACTCCTTCCAGGATATTTACACCGGGATTGATCTTGCCCTTGCCAAGATGAAGGTTGAGCAACTCTTCGCTCTCACATTCTACCGGGACGCGGACGAAGCCGCGGGAGACCTTTCCGGAGGTCTGGATAGCGAAGGGGATGAAGACCGCTCTTCATACTCCGTGGATTTTGGTAAAGGCCCGGTCCTGTTGGATCTCGATCCAGGGGACCGCGCGGAGTTCCTGAAGTCTGACAACCCCGGCAAGTCAACCCAGGAGTTTCTTCAGATTGTGATGGACCTGGCTATCAAGTGCCTGGACCTCCCGCCCAACTTTGCGGACCCCTCCAAGACAAATTTCTTCGGCTCCCGTGCAAGCTGGTTGCAGTATGACAGAAGTTGCCAGGCAAAGAGAGCGGACCTTCTGGAGCTCCTCCGCAAGATAACCGTCTGGCTCCTTGGTCTTTGGATCATGGATGGAAGGCTCCGCCTCCCCGCGGGGATGACTCTCTCAGACGTTGAATTTGAGTGGGTGCCAAAGGGAATGCCTTGGTTTGATCCGGGCAAGGAGCTCAAGGGAGTGGTCACGGCAATCAAGGCCGGACTGGATAATCCTTACCGCGCTGCGAAAGAGGCGGACCGCGGAGAATTTGAGGACAACATAGACCAGATTGCGAAGGCCAAAGCCTACGCGGCAAGCAAGGGAGTTGACCTGGAGTTTGTGGTCCCCCCTTCAGAACCAATGGAGACGGATGATGAGTGGATCGTTGAAAAACCCGCCTAAACATTTCCGCGCGAAGGTTTCTCACGGCGCAACCAATGTTGACCGGGAGGGTGGAATGTTTGGGGCCGGAATGATATCCGGAATTTCCCTGATTTCCCGCGGAGAAGCCCTGGGTCATGACCTTTGGGTTGACGCGGACTTTGTCTCAGACGTAACCCATGCGGTCAATGAGAGCAAGGCGGAGCATGGGGGAGTTAAAGCCCGTTTCACTCATCCGGGGTTGTCCTCCGATGGACTGGCCTCCCGCTTGGGGAGAGTGGTCAACGCTCGAACCGTTGGGGACAGGTCCATTGCAGATCTCCACTTCCTGGAGGCCGCTCATAAGACTCCGGACGGAGACCTTGCGGAGCATATCTTTTCCCTTGCGGAAGAGGATCCTGACTCCTTCGGGATCTCCATTGTTTTTGAGCATGACCTGGAAGCTCAGAACGAACAGACGGAAGCTCATTCCGTGGAGGGAGTCTTTGTCTCTCCAGATGAAGACAATCGTAACAACTATCTCCACGCTCGCCTTGCTCGATTGAGAGCCGCGGACGTGGTGGATGATCCCGCCGCAAATCCGGATGGGTTGTTCCACTCTCACCAGGAAGCCGCCTCCGACGCGGAGGAGATTGTCAGTTATGCCCTGGGAATCACAGACCAGAAGCCCAGCGCGTCAATGTTTGATGTTGACCCGGACCGGATCTCTGGATTCGTTGCCAGGTTCTTAGATCGTCACAACCTTAAGGTGGAAAAAATGGACCCAGAACAAACAGAACAGCCGGAAGGAGTTGAGGGAGAGACCTCCACTCCAACGCGGGAAGAGTTTTCCGCGGAGCTCAAAAAGTACACAGACGCATTCGGCGCAGATCGGGGCGTTGAGTGGTTCGGGATGGACCTGGACTTTGACACGGCGGAGGTAGTCTTTGAGGCTCTGTCTGAAGAGTTCAAAGCCCTCCAGGAAAAAGTGGAAGAACTTGAGGCAACTCTGGCAAGTCTGGACCGGGGAGAGGATGACTCTGCGGAATTCCAGGCAGGGGACGTTGCCCCGAAAAAGTCCTTCGCGGATTACACGCGCAGGAACTCACAGAACTAAACCCGGAGAGGCTTGAGCCTTCTCCCCAACTCTCAAGGAGTTTGAACAATGGCGGACGTATTTACAGGAACCGCGGATCTGTTGCAGCTTGCGGACGGCAACATCAGCGATATTGATGTTTCGGAGTTGCTGGAGGAAGTTCCGTTCCTCCGCGCTCTCTCAGCAATTGAGGCAAGCAATGAGACGTCTCATGAGTGGCTAAAGAAAACAGCCGCGCCTACCGCGGGATATCGTGATCTCAATGACGGACGTGAGAACACGAAAGCAACCTACACCAAGGTTACTCAGGCCCTGAAGCTCTACGATGCTTCTTTCAGCATTGACAAAGGACTTCTCAAGTCCGCAAGCGGAGACGCTCTCCGGACTCGTGAGGCTCGCGACCACCTGGCCGCGGCTTTTGCAGATGCTGAAAACCAGATCATCTACGGAACGGGTGGAGACTCAGACGGATACAACGGATTTGCTAATGAGGCAACCGTTGCCGCCTTCGATGACACGATGGTTGTTGATGCGGGTGGAACAACAGCAACAACTGGTTCAAGCGTTTGGGCTGTTCGCTCTGGAGAGTCCGCCGTCTCCGTGGTCTACGGGGGTGGAGGCCGGATCATGGTGGATGAGGAATATCCAACCACTCTGACAGGAACAACCGGGATCTATGACGCGATGAGGACTCCCATCCTCTTCTGGGCAGGGGTCCAGGTTGCCACGTCTTTGGACCTGGCCCGGATCATCAACATCACGGAGGATTCTGGGAAGACTCTCAATGATGACATGCTCGCGGACCTCAAGGGACTCTTCCCAGTGGGACGCGGTCCTTCGATGTTGGTCATGAGCCGACGAAGTTTGACGCAGCTCCAGAAGTCACGGACTGCAACGAACACAACTGGAGCTCCCGCTCCAACTCCGACCGATTACGAAGGGATTCCGATTGTTGTCTCTGAGCAGCTCAGCAACACGGAAGCCATCTCCTCATAGTTGAACTGAGGGAGCCCTCTCATTGAGGGGGCTTTCCTCCTGAGTTGTTTCAATGTCCATCCTCTCCAACTCCATTGGTCAAGTTCTGACCTCCGCGGCTTCATTGTCCGGGGAGTCAATCACCTATGACCAGGACGGAGAGGTTGTGGCAATCACGGGGGCTGTTCGTGGATCCACCAACCAGGAAGCGGAAAGCAAGTTCCCTGGTTCGCGGATTGCGGACCGTTCCGTTGATTGGATCATCGAAGCCAGCCAGCTCAAGACCGCGGGAGACGTGACCATTGTTCCGGCCCGTGGAGATACGATCACGGACGGAGCCGGGAAGGTTTATCGAGTAATGCCCTTCTCCAGTGGGAGTGACCTCTGGAAGTGGGTTGATAGAGAAGGGAAGACCCGGAGACGGATCTTCACTAAGGAACGGAATTGAGTCGCCACAAAGATATTGCGGAAGAGGTGAAGCAAGTTGTGGAAGCCTGGGCTTCTGTCAACTGGGTTGCCGCAACCGTCCGCCGTGGTTGGCTTGTGGAGGAGTTGGGATCTCTTGTTAATGATGAGGACCCCATTGTCCTTGCGGTGATTCCTACAACCGTCACGGACAACTCAGACGTCCAAGGCTCCCGTGGATCAGATGGGGACTTGATAGACGTCTCCATTGTTGTGATGGGACGGGCGGACGGAATCGCCAATTCGGATCTGGATGACATTGACGATAAGACAGAACAACTCCGGGACCACGTCCGGAAGTTCCGCTCCGCTTCGGTGGGGGGATATGACTTCCAGCTTGAGTCCATCGCTCTGACAACAGCCTTTGACCATGAATCTTTGAACCAACAGGAACTATGGGCCTCCTTGATTGTGGCTCAATACTCGGTTGACGTGGACAGTCTTCCGGAGGTTGCGCAAGTATGACGGACATCAACTACCGCGTTTCCTCTGTCCACTTCAATGGGCTCCATCTGGAGAGACAATCCAAAGGGGTCCGGAGACGCTTCCTCAATCGAGTGGGAGGCGCGGTCCGGAAGACAGCGAAGCGGAGTCTCCGGAAAGCCCGGAAGATTCGCGTCTCAGAGCTTCCAGATGAGGCCAAGGAAGAATATCGGGAGGATATGGCGGAATGGAAAGCCGGAGTCCGGAAAGCAAAGCCGGTCCTCCGGGACATCATAAGCAAGCCAGGAGATCCTCCACTCCTTCATCAGACCAAGAGCCCTCTCAAGGTTCTTTTGAAATACAAGACAGACAAAGAAGCCCGCTCCGTAGTGATTGGGCCGGAGAGAGCAAAGGACGGAATTGCCGGAGCTCTGGAATTTGGAAGAGGAAGGATCAAGAGACCGCGCCCCTTCATGGGACCGGCCTTCCGCAAACTCAGACCACGTTTCCCGGAATATCTCCGGACTGCAATCAGTAAAGGTTAAACCATGAACACCAGGCAGAGCGTTTTCTATATCGATGACACCGGAGCGGTTGGGGACGGTACCTATGTTGCCGTTACGGCAACGATCTCCTCAGACACTCAGATTGAGCGGGAGACCGTTGAGGAAAAATGCCGCGGAGAGGAATGGGTTGCCGAAAGTGCGGGACACCTCAAGGCTTCCATCACGGCGGAGCTCAAATTCTCCAAGAGCTCAACGGTCCTTCAGCAATTCGTAACGGCAATGACTGCCGGGACAATCATTGGGATTATGGATTGCACGGCGGACCGAACCGTCACGGGCAACCAGGGACTGGAGATGAATGCTCTTGTCAAACAGCTTGGAATGCCCAAGGCGGATGGGGACTATGTCAAGTACAACGTGACTTGTGTTCCCCATGCGGACAACACGGACGCAAACTCTCCGCGAATTCTGACCGCCGCGTAGACACTGGACCAGGCTTCCCAACCCTCTGGAGTTGAGCAATGACAGACGAAAAGAAGACTTCCAAAATTAAGAAGGAAGACCCTCCCCAGGAGGAGGGAACCTTCGTTACACGGAAGTTCCGCGAGTACAACCCGGAAACTCAGCAATGGGAGGTGAACTCTCAACGCTTCCGAGTTGTTCGGCAAGCGGTTCCCAAGGAGCCTCCATCCAAATGAGTCTTCCGCATTCCTGGACAGATGGGAAGGGGGTGATCCACTTCTTGCCGTCGATTGACTACCGGATCGAGAAGAGGCTCAAACAATGGGGGCTCCTTGATCTGTACTCAGCAACCACAAGACCGGAGAAGTGGGAAGACCTCTTTTCCGGTCTTGCCGGGGATTCTGAGTTGATCGTCAATCTCTGTTACGCCCTGGAACACAAAGACCGGGGAACGGTGGAGCAACAGGAAGCCTATGCGGATCTCTTTTGCGGAGATGAAAAAAGAAACTCAACGGACATCATCAAGGAAGCCTCGGAGGCTCTCATTGGAGCGGTGGTGGATTTTTTCCCGTCCGAAACTCGCGAGTCTACCCGCCAATGGGTGAGCCTCTATCTGACTCATCAGAGTCTGGAGAGCTTCCGGACGGTCGCTGGTTTGGGGGGATCATTCTCGGAGACGCCAGAGAATGGGTTGAGTGGGTCCTTGGAGTTATCGGAAGCAATGGAGAAGGTCTCAGCCTCCGCGAAATCTGCCAACGATATGATGGAAAGCTCTACCATGAGCGGATGATTGCAGGATCAATCTCCGCGAGTCTGTTCAATGCTCACGGAGGAAAGAAGGGCGGGGAGCCTTGCTCTTTCCAGGACTTCCATCCGGATCATGCTCTTGACCCGGAGGGAGAAGAGATGGACCCAGAGGAAGCTCACAAACTAGCACAAGACCAATTCGCCCTGGCTCTTAATATGGTCCCCGTTTAATGTCCGCCGCAGCAATCAAAGCCGGATCCGCCTTTGTCGAAATCACGGCAAGGGACAAGAAGCTCAAGGAATCCCTCTCCCAGAACGAAAAAAGGATGAGGGATTTCGCGCGCCGCGCTGCTCAATTCGGAGCAACCGCGGCCCTTGCTGCTGCCGTTGGAGGGATTGCCGCTGCAAGCAATCTGGAGGAGACCCTCAATAAGTTCAACGTGGTCTTTGCGGAGAACTCCGCCGCGGTCCGGGAATGGGCAAACACCTTCGCGCAAGAGGTGGGCCGGAGTGAGAGACAGGTCCTGGAGTTCCTTGGGAATACTCAGGACCTCCTGGTCCCTCTGGGCTTTGAACCTGGAGCCGCGGAGAACCTCTCCAAAGAGATCACGGCCCTGGCGGTTGATGTTGCCTCCTTCAATAACAAGTTGGACGCGGACGTCCTCCGGGACTTCCACGCGGCAATGACGGGGGGAGGAGAGACCGTCAAGAAGTATGGGGTGATTGTCAACGTCGCGACAACGAAGCAAAAGCTCCTTCAGAATTCCATTGATCCGGCAACAGCTACGGAGGCTCAAAAAGCCTGGGCCAGGTATCAAATCATCCTGGAGTCAACAACCGCCGCGCAGGGAGACGCGGTCCGCTCCGGGGATTCCTTCGCGAACCAGATGAAGAGATTCAAGGGAAACCTTGAGGATACGGGAGCCGCATTGGGGGAGGCTCTCCTTCCCATGATGACTCAGCTCCTTCAGATCACCAATTCTCTGATTGTTCCCTTCGCTCAATGGTTGTCCACCAATTCGGAGATCGTGGAGACATCCATCAAATTGGCCGCGGCTGTTGGGGCAATCATTGTTGTGATGAGGGCCTTCACTTTGGCCACTCAAGCCGCCGCAAAGGCTCAGTCTGTCCAGCTTGCTTTGATGGGTCCCAAGGGATGGGCAATCCTGGCCGGATCCATTGCCGCGGCAACGATTGCCGTGGTTGCCGTCAACGGAGCTCTGGAAGATTCCAACTCTTCTCTCCAGGCAACGGACCAGGCCCTCAACTCCACCACCAAAGGGATGGAGGCTCAGGCTTCCGCCGCGGACAAGTTGGCGGAGTCCCTGGAGGGAGCCACGGAAGGGCAGAAGAGATTCGCCAGCCTCAAAGGGAATTTCCAGGAGTCCCTTGATTCTGTGACCTCCTTGATGGACCAACAGAAATCTTCCGCGGACAAATTGGCGGAAGGTCTTGCCGTTATTGCAGACCACGGAGCCAGAGCGGACGATCTGGCAGAGAACTACGGGCAACGGGGGTCATATCTGGCGATGCAAGGGCTCTCTCCGGATGAGCTCAAGGAGCTCCGCTCCAATCTCATCAACTCTCTCACTGGCTTTGATAAAGAGCTTCAGCAGATCCTGAATGAGACCGGGAAGTTGACCGGGGAACTCACGGACGCGGACATCCTCCTTGCCAGCATGGAAAAGAAAGGACTCCCCGCGGAGGAGATGGAGAGGCTTAAGCAAGCTCTGGAGGACTTGAACAAAGCGGAAGCCGCCGCGGACAAAAAGAAGGAAGACAAGCGGAAGGCGGACGAAGTCGCCAGGGAAAAGGAACAACGGGAGGACAATCTCAAGGACCGTGCAAAGGAGATCCGGGACTCTCTCAAGACTCCGGCCCAACGGTTCCAGGATCTGGTTGCAGAGATGAAAACTCTGGTCAAGGAGGGAGTCCTGGACCGTCAGACGGCGCGGGAGTATCTCCTCACTCAGAGAGACCAGGCTCAACAGGAACTCCGCTCCCGAAGGGACCAACAGGACCAGAGCATCACACAAGCCGCAAGCCAGGACCTCCGCTCCTCCGGAGGAGCCTCCTTCATCAATCGCCTCCTCAATCAGACCTCCAGCTCAGAGGAGAAGATTGAGAGCCATACCAAACAGACAGCAGCAAACACAAAGAGGATTGCCAACCAGGCAGGAAGACAGGAGGCCCGGATCTGATGGCGGTCACGTTGGTTAAACTGGAAACAATTGGAGACATCACGGAGGACGCTCAGACCGGGGGATTCTCCGGAGAGGTCTCCTATCTGGTCACAATTGACAACCTCAACACAACAGGAGCGGACATCCGTTCCGCGGCTGGGATCCCGGAAAGAGGAGTCACGGCTCATCCGTTGGAGTCCACGGCAATATGCCGCTCCCGGAGAATTGAGTCCGTTGCGAACGATTACAAGTGGAGAGTTGTTTGTGAGTTTAACTCGGAATCTGAGTCTACCGTTGAGCCGCCAGATGATCCGGAGCAATTGGTGGTCCGGGGATCTCAACGCGCCTTCAGCGAACAGAGACCTACGCTGGTTGACGCTTATGGGAATCCCGTGGTCAACTCCGCGGGGGATTACTATGACGGATTGACGAAGAGATTCCGTCTCCGGGAGTATGTTTGCACCTCCTCATTCTTCTCAATCCCGGACTTCCTCTTCGAGCTCTCTGGGACCGTCAACTCAACCTGGGTGACAATCCACGGCAAGAGCTATCCTCCGGGGACTTGCCTCATGGGAGACGTCTCCCATCCGGACACTCCCAGCACGGACTCAGAGGGCAACTATTACTGGCCTATCACGTATCACATTGAGATTGATCCAGATGGATGGACAACGCTCCTCCCCAACCGCGGAGCCAACGCCCTCTATTATGAGACCCGTCCGGACCAGGACACGGACTGGAGCATTGTAGGGTTTGAAGCCTATGACGACGTAGAGGATGAGAATCTCAGACAGATCCGCAAGGGACGGATCCTGGATGATTATGACGCGGACCTCTCAGACAACATCTGGCTCAACCAATATGGAGAGAAGGAGTTGGTCTCTCTGACTCCCCTCTCCACAACCGGCAAAATGGTTGAAGGGCTAACAACTCTTGTTGCCTCCGGATTTACTGAGCAGATGGTCGGAACCTACGTGTCTGTAGACTACGCGGGATTTCGCCAACGTCCCCTCAAAGCCCGAATTGTGACCTACAACAGCGCAACGTCCGTTGAGTTGAGCTCCGCCGCTTGTGGAACCGTTCGCGGAGTTGCGGTCCGTGGCGGAGCCGCAAGAGTCAACGTCTTCCAACTTGATGACCTGGCCGATTGGAGCGCGGTCCCCCTTCCAAATAACCATGAGTGATTTCCAGTTAATCTCAGACGATGAAGGAGCCAGAGACCTCCAAAGACTGCGGGCCGGTCTTGGAGTCCGCTCCGGATCTTCGCTGGATTCTCCGGACCAACTCTCTGACCGCGGAAGGATCATTGTGGAGCTCATTGAAGACCTCCCCGCGGATGACTTTGGACAATACTCCGCGAAGCAAGTGGATCTGGTTGGAGGGGAATTTGAGCCCATCCGGGTTGTCCAGGTCCGGAAGATCATCAACGCTGCAATCTCCGCGGGGGAGGAAGAGGATCCAACCCGTCTGGTTGCTCGAAGGATTGCTAATCTTGGGTGGTGCGTGGGGGAGGTGGAGTCTGAGACATCCAGTACCAGCTCCGGGGGAGTCACGGGATCTTGTTGCGGTTGTGGAGAGCCGGATAACTTTCCTTCCTATGACTGGGGAGAAGGGAGAGAGCCTACCAAACTCCACGTTGTGGGGATCTCCTTGAGTTGTTGCTCCCCGGAAGCCTACACCTTGACCAGGGGTATTGAGGATTCTTCCTGGTCTTCTGGGGAAGTGGATTGCGGAGACGAAGAGGAGAACTCCATCCAGTGGGAGCTTAGTGGAGAGAGTTTGATTGGAACTCACTCAACCCTGGGGGTTGTCGCGTCCTATCAACTCAATGAGTATGATACGGACCCTTTTTGCTCCCGCCGCTTTCATCTCCGGAGTGAAGTCACCCCCTCCCAGAATCAGAATTGCGCAGTTTGTGGAGAAGTGGCTTGCATATCTCCGGGGGTATTGGGAGCGGATCTGGGGGATTGCTTTAGCACCTCCCGCCACTTTGGGAGCCTCCCATCTGTTTGGTGGTGGGAGGAGGAGGAGATTGATACAGGGCAACCAGGGTTGTTTGATGGCTCCGGCCTTCTGGAGTGGAAGACCCGCGCCCCCACTTCCGCCGCTTGTGAATGGAACCATGCAAGTTGTTCCTTTGGAAATTATACCCTCAATTATTGCCCTAATACTGCGCTTTGGAAAATGTGGAAGGGATCAACAGTAGGATTTGGGTGCGATTCTCCCGGCAACATCGATAACCGCCCTCCTTGCGGATCTATTTATCTCCCGGATTTTGAGTTACCAGACGCGGACCTCAACCCTCAAGGAGTTAATGAGGTGGTAGTCCAATATGGAGGGGGAGGGACTTACCTCTTCCGCTTTGGTGCTATCTCATGACAGACCGGAAGCTCATCACAGACGCGCAGGGAGTGAAGGACCTTCGACACCTTCGGGCCGGCCTCCAGAGGAAGCCGGGGATCCAGGGGGAGTCCATCAAGAGGACAACCTCTCCCTCCTCCATCATTGTGGAGCTCCAGGCCAATCTGCCGGAGGATGACTTCTCTCCGCAAGCCGCGAAGGAGGTCACTCTTCAGGGCGGAGAATGGGTCCACGTCCGGGAGGTCCAGGTCCGCAAAGTGACCGCCGCGGCAATCTCCGCGGGATCCGAAGAGGAGCCAGTCCGGACTTTTGCTTATTCGGTGGGAAATCTGGGCTGGGTTGTGAGTCAAGGAGAGACCTCTTCCACAACCACTCCGGATCCGGAGACCGACTCCACGGGCTGCTGCGGTTGCTCAGAGCCAGATGATTACGCCTCCTATGATTGGGGGAACGGGGACGAGCCCAAACAACTCCGCTTTTATGGACCTTCGCTGAGTTGTTGTGGGCAGGGGACCTCCACCCTTCTCCGGGAGATTGAGGATGAGACCTGGACCTCTGAAGAGGTCTCTTGTGGAGATGGAGAATCAACTCTTCAATGGGAGTTTGATGGATCCACCATGACAGGAACTCACTCCGTTGAGGGAGTGGTTGCGGTTTATACGCTGGATGAATTTGATACGGACCCTTTTTGTTCCCGGAGGCTCCACCTGGACGAAGACTCCACTCCCACGCACAACCGGGATTGTACGATTTGCGGAGACCCCGCTTGTCTCATCCCCGCGGCAACTTATCTGACAACGGAATGTTTCACGGACTCAGAGCATGATGGAAGGCTCCCCAACAATTGGAGCATCACGGTTGAGTTTGAGGGCTTTGTCCGTGAGGGGTTGATGGAGTTCCAATACTTCCCCGGCTTCGACGATTGCAATTGGGCGGTCTGTACTTGTGAGGTGGGTTGCTATCGCCTTTGGTTTGATGCTTACAACACGGGAGCCCATGAGTGGGAACTTTACGCGGTCCCCTCCCAGGGCTTTGGCAATTGTGGAGGAGCTCCAGGACCAATCCCTCCGCTCCCCATCGTCACCTGGACAGATGAAGAATGGAATCCCCAGGGAGTCAACTCCAAGACCGTCACGGGAGCCAATAACGTCCTCATCACTTATACGTTGAGGGCCTCATGACAGACTACAACCTCATCACAGATGAGCAGGGAATCAGGGACCTCCGCCAGCTCCGCGCCTCCGTTGCAAAGAAGACAGGGACCAAAGGCTCCCGGAGAGTCCAGTCTCCGCGGAGGTCTCAGATCATTGTGGAGATCACAACAGACCTCCCGGAGGACGACTTCGGGACTTATGCCGCAAAGCAAGTCAAGCTCTCCGGGGGAGAGTGGGAGTTTGTCCGGGAGGTCCAGGTCCGCAAGATCACAAAGGGCGCCATCTCCGCGGGGACGGAGGAGGAGCCGGTCCGGTTGTTCGCCAACAACCTCTCCAATCTGGGTTGGGTTGTGGGATCTGTCTCCCGAGGAGAAGAGGAGGATCCTCCCGTTGTTTCGGCTTCCTCCTGTTGCGGTTGTTTCGATGAAGGAGATTACCCTACCTATGATTGGGGGAACGGAGAAGAGCCGGTAGTCCTTGCGGTCTCCGGAGTTAGTCTGGAGTGTGGAAACGGGGGAGGGGTCCGTTTGAAGAGAGACGTCCCTAACGGATCAATCTGGGACTTCACGGATGATGGACCGGAGGGGGATGTTGTCTGGACCTATTCCGGAGGAGACATCATCACGGCAACTCATTCCTCTCATGGGGTGGTGGGACGCTATGAGGCCAATGAGGAGGTAACGGACCTTCTTTGCTCTCAGAAGTTCACGCTTGATGAGAGTGTGACTCCCTCCAACAACCGGGACTGCATCAATTGCGGGCGGGAGATTTGTGTCTCACCGGCAAGAGCTGGGATCTCCTATGACTGCATGGAACACAGCCAACACAATGGAGAGCTTCCCGTTAAGTGGGTCCTCAGAATTCAGGGCTCACAGAGCGAAGTAGCGGAGCAATGTACTCTCCCTCATTTGACCTATGATAATACGTATGAGTTTCTGACGGAGGGGATTTGGGGCTCTTATTGTGGTTGGTCCCTCAGACTTGGAGGGATTGCCAACTACTACTGGGTTTTGCTTCACACTTCCTCCCCCCTTGTTTGGCAACTGTACTACCACTCCAGGACCGTAACTGACCAGATTGGAGGCGCGGGGAGCACCCTCTTCAAAACCTGGACAGATGGGGAGTTTCAGTCTTTCGGCCCCAACGCATTCCGGAGGACCCTCTTTGGACAGCTCACTCAATTGGGCTGCCCAGAGGGGGAGCTCTATCAAGACGTCACTCTCACGGGACTGGATGAATGAACCAATGTAAACACAGAGGACGGAAATCGAGTTGTTGCCAATCCATCTACGAGTGCAGCAACCCAGAGGTCCCCGTCCCCACTTGTACTCCGGATCTGGAGGGATTTAGCCAGATCATCTCTAAAAATCCCGCTATCACTCTGGAGGTGATTGGATCCAACCTCCACGTCTGTTCCGAATGCCCTCACAGGGAGACCGAAGATGAATAATCTAACACTGGACAAGATCATCCGCCGCAATGCTGAAGCCGCCGCGGCAAGAGACGCGGGGGACGATGCTGAAGTCCTCAACGTCCTCAACGCCAAGACCATTGAGAAGCCAGACTCCCGCGCGTGGTCTCTCCAGAAGATAGGAGAGGAAGTGGGAGCCAGACTGGGAGACCCCGCTCAGGGACTCCTGGCCCGGAGACTCTTTGGGGACACTCTCGCCGAAGCGATTGAGGCAAAGGTGGAGGGATTCGGGGAGCTCCAGGTTGCCCAGATTGCTCTGGGACTGGGAGAGCTCACGTTGGATGGAGCGGACCGTCAAGCGGTGATCGATGGACTGGGAGCCGCCTGGCCTCCGGAGATCCTGGCCGCGGTCAAGAGTCTGGGAGGGGAGGTACTCTCCCCGGTTGAGAATGAAGTGGGAAGAGGAGCGGTTGTCACGGCGGGGCAAGTTGCCTCCTGGAGAATCTTCCACGATTTGGAGAACCGAATCCGCGAGAACTACAACCAGACAATGGAAGACATTGCCGCGGGGACCATCTCCAATTGGGCAGAGGCTTCCGCCTCATTGACTGCGTAGGAATCTCATGACTGTCTCAACCTTTTCAGAGTCTGCCCATTCCTACGGACATGGAAGCGTTTCGCTGAATCCCGGAACCGTGGAGGAGATCACGGAAGACGGTGACTACGCAGCGTGGTCATTCACGGTGAATGTTGGGCAAGGTGCAACGATCACCTCCGCCACGCTCACAATTGATATCAACAGCGAAGGCGGTGGCGAGGCCGACGTTTACGGGGATGATAGCACCAACGCGGACGCATTGGCCGCTGTTGCTTATGATATCAGTGACAGAACTAAGACAACGGCAACAACGCACATATCCCCATCAGCGACGGGATCACTGGGGATTGATGTGACGTCAATTGTTGCCGAGTTGATTGCTGAGGGTGGATGGGCATCCGGGAACCGAATGGTGTTATTTCTCAACGGGGAAGGGGATGACCGTGACTTATTTGAGATCGATTTTGGCACAACCACAGAATTGGAGATTGACCACACTGGGGGAGCCGGTGGAGGTGGAGGTGGAGGTGGAGGATCAGCTCTCCGAAAAATCGGATGGGATGGGGGATTTGACTCAAGAAACACAGGAGGAGTATAGATGCCATTCAAAGCAATTGCCGGTGAGACAAACCGGATCATTCGTGTTTTCATCCAGGACGATTCCTCTCTCAGTGGACTCACTGGCCTGGTCTACAACTCTTCAGGGTTGGCTCTGAATTACACCAAAGAGGGAGACTCTTCAGAGACAACTATCAACTTGGTCACTGCAACGGAGGGGACCTACACCTCGTCAGGATTTGTAGAGCTCAACTCCTCCACGCTTCCCGGAGTCTATGAGATTGGTCTCCCTTCCGCGGTCTTGTCCACGGCGGGAACGGTAGACCTCATGCTCCAAGGAGCCACGGACATGGCTCCCTGTCCCATCAAGATTGAAGTCCGGGGGATTGAGGAACTCTATCCAGACGGTTGCATCTGGGCTAGTGAAGACGTCTCCAACACTGGTACTACGGTGGGAGTGGATGGGACCATTGGCAACCCTGTTGAAGATATCGCAACCGCCATGACTCTGGTTGCCTCCACGGGGATCCGAAAAATCAAGGTGACTTCCGGGGAGAACTCAGAGAGCTATATCTCCGGCCCATCCGCGGACCTGGAGGACGTGGACATTGAGGGGGTAGGGAATGCCTGGATCCTCCTTGCCTCTTCCTATGAAGTGAATAGAGTCCGCTTCTCCAATCTCAAGATCTCCGGCTATCCGGATGATATGAGCAACGTTCTCTTTGAGGATTGTCAAATTGACAGTTGCTATCTTGGAAGTTCCACTCTCCGCCGTTGTGAGATTACTGCGTCCCTTGACCTTATCAAAGGTTCCCAGATCGTAGCGAGAGACTGTTTCTCCGATTATTCGCGGAGGACTCTGGATTTTGATACTCCCAGTATCCCTGGGACTGGGGGAAGCACTGTCCGCCTCTACAATTATGCGGGCAATCTGGAAATCCGGGGGATGGATACGGTAGGGTCTGATGATACTCTCCAGATCACGGGGACAGCGGAGCTCACAATCAACTCCGATTGTCTGGGAGGGACTATTGAGTATTCTCCCGGAGTCAGTATTGGAAACAATCAAGGGTCCGCCACTCTCACTCCATATTCTCCATTGAGCTTTGAGGGTTCCGTTGCCAATGCCAACTTGACCCAGATCATGGGATCCAGTTTGACTCAGGATCAAGGTGGAAGGCTTGCAGAGAATTTCTCCGTCCTCTTCACCAACGGGAGCGCGTTGGCAACGGCAACGCTGGATCATCTCTCCAACGTGAAGGACAGAATCGGAGCCTTCACTGGCTCCGGGATCAACACCGTCCTTGGATTCTTCCAGGCTCTCCTCCGGAAAGACGTCTCCATTCCTTCGGACATCGGAGGAACCTTTGACCCTTCCACGGATTCCCTGGAGGCCATCCAGGAGGCTGGGGGTATTACGGATTGGACGGTTAATGAGAGGGAACAGATACGCTATAGGCTCAAGATGGACGGAGATACGGACGCGCCAACGGACACGGATCTCCCGGAGGTGAATGTTGTCCAGATTGAAGCCACGGACGCAACGGATCAATTGGCAACGCTGATCGATGCTCCGGGGGGTGGAGCAAACACGGTGAACCTCTCCGTCGAGAATGACTCCGCCGCGGCTGTTGAAGGCGCAACCCTGCGGATCATCAAATCAGGGGAGACGGACATTGTCCGGACCACGGACGTCAACGGGGAGGCCATTGCCTACCTGGACAACGGGACCTATTCGGTCAATGTCACGGCTCCTGGTCATGATGGGGACTCCTTCTCTCTGGTTGTTTCCGGAGCAACTACTCCCTCCGCTTATGTCATAGACTTAACAATCACTCCAACCCAGACCGGCCCCACAATCTCAACAGGATACGCCTTTGTCCACGATGAGGACGGAGATGGGGAGGACGGGGTTGTCTGTACTTGTCGTCTGACGGATGGATCCGGAGACGCTGGCTACGGGCGCGATATGGCGGAGAAGACCGGGACCAGCTCTGGAGGAGGGAACATCTCGATTGATGGGTTCCTCCGCGGTTGTGTTTACATGTGCAAGCTGGGGGACGGAGATGAGGAGCGGATTGAAGTCCCGGACGCTCCTACTTTCCAGCTTCCTGAAATGTTAAGAACGGATTCATAGGTGATATCATGCCAAATGAAAAAATGAACTCGGTGGCTGGCTGGAGCAACTTGAGCGCGTTGGGTTGTCTCATCGCTCTGGTCCTCTGGTTTGCTACAACCGGCCTCCCCAACATCATGGACAAGTGGGAGAAGGAGTCCTCCGCTACGCGAGCAGACTTCAAGGAGGTGGTGGATGGGTTGGTCCTGGAGACGAAGGAACAACGGAAGGACTTCAGGGAGGAACTCCGAGAGCAACGGAAGGAATCTCATGAGCTCGCCGTCTCTGGACATGACGCGGTCAACGCTTTGAGCAAGCAGATCTATGATCTACATGAGACCGTCAAGAAAAATGCTCCGGTTGGGGCAATCGATTGAGAGTGACGATCTTGGGGCGGAGATGGAACCTCCGCTTCGCGCACCTCAAACCCCCGGAGCTTGGGAAGTGTGACTCTCCCAACAAAAAGGGGAAGGAGATTGTGATTGACTCCAGACTCTCAGGGGAGTTGGAGTTGGACACAATCATTCATGAGTGCCGGCACGCTGCTTCCTGGCCCATCTCAGAGGAGTTTATTGAGGAAGAAGCCTCAGACCTGGCCCGGATCCTTTGGAGGCTGGGATATCGGAGAACCTCCCCCCAGGATCCTGGGGGTTGAGATATCCTCAACCAATCTCCCAAAGAGTTGGGAGGAACTTCTTGAGAGATCCGCGGAGTGAAGGTAAACTCCGACTCATGATCCGTGAAGAGAATAAATACAACCACAGGGCCGTTGCTTTCGCCCGTGAATCCTCCGGCCTGCATCTCGCCGGAGTGGAGCCCAAAGGTCATTGAGGGAGATTGGTCCCAATCTTCTGGACCAGCTTTCCTCCCTCAAATCGGACCGTAATAGAGGCCAAAGAGTCTCCTTCTCCCTCCTCCCATTGTAAAGCCTCCTGGGAGCCCGTTGACAAGAGGGTCCGGTTGTCCGATCCTATCACCCCCTGGACTTCCTTAATTGTCATCCCTTCGGAGAGTTCCTCCATTGCCCCCTGGGTTAATGTTGGGGCTTCCCCACAACCAAGCAGAAGACAGAAGCTCAGCATCATCAACGCTCTCATGATCCCTCTTCCTTTTTGTCCAGTTCCGCGCGGAGGACTCTCCGGATCCAGTCTGAGACCTTCATCCGGTGAAGAGTTGCCTCCCGCTTGTAAAGCTTTTTCTCTTCCACAGAACAACGGAAGACCTGTCTCTCAGAGTTGTTGGGGAGCTCATCCATCTCCGGAGCATCCTCCACAGAAGTCCTCCGGTCAACCCCGTTGCCTAATTCGGCAAACAGTGTTGACCACTTGTGTCCACATTGTTACCCTTGCGGAGTCCTGGGCAGAGGACACCACAAAGAGACAAGATCCGCTCGCGGATCTCCGGCCCCGTGGAGATTGCTGCCCCGATCTCTTCGGGGCTTTTCTTTGACCTCAACGGAAGAGTTGCTTTCCTGGATCACTAAAGTCCGCGCATAAAAAATCCCTCCCCCTGGTCTTGCAGGATAGGGGAAGGGTTGTGTCTTCAGACTGTTCCCTCAGACACCCCCGATCATGGGGGAGGGCTTCCCCTATGTCAAGTCCTAACTGGCAATGGCTCGTAGATCTCTGCCTTTCGGAGAAATTGCCCTTCTTCCCTTCGCAATCCGGAGAACCCTGGATCTGCTATGAGGCTGCCGAGAAAGTGACGCAGTTTTCCGCGGATACTTTGGCACGGAGAGCAAAGGATCTCCCCAAGCACCCCGCCTTCAAGGGATTCATCCGCCTGACGGACTTTGAGACCTACTATGGCAAAGAAGAGGAGTAGAGGAACTCACTCCGGCTCAA